AGGGAAAGGGCACCCGGGGGGGTGCGCCTTTTGGCACATGGGGGTACACTGTACACCCGCGCAGTGTCCGCCGGAAACGCGCTGCTGATCGGCATTCTCACCGCACCACCCCACACCGCCTACAGGGTACCGGCGCACGCCACGGGGCCCGACGCCAGCGGACCTCCGAGCGCCCGTCAACGATCGGCCCATATACGCGCCCGATGGCGAGAGCTTCGAGCGTTGACTGGGCTTCGATCCGCAGCCGCCCGAAGTCGTCGGCGCAATCCGGCACCGCATCAATCAGATCGGCTTGGGTCACCCAAGCGCCCGGCTCAAGATGCCGCACCGCCTGCCAAACGTCTTGCGCGACTTGCGGCGCACCGCGCAGCCAATCGGGCCGCCCGTCGTCGGGATGCGGTTGTGTGGGCAGATTGTCGGGCAGAGGCACGGCGCACCGGCGATGGGGGGAAAGGGGCCGCCACGCCCTCCCGCGCAAGTCGCCTCACGCGGGCCGCAAGCGGAACGGGGCGGCCCAGGTCGCCAACGGCGTCAAGCCCTTGGTGACCCAAGGGCAAGATAGCATCCGCGCACGCCGCGGGCAAGTGCAGCCCCTGGCTTGGGTCGGGTCGCGGACGGGCTTTAGTTGTTGCAATCAGGCAGAAAGACAGTAATCACGAACGTTGAGCCGCCTTGGTCCTTTGTGCATGACATGCAACGCAGTTCAACGGGTCGCCCATCGTCCGCTTTGATTGTCAAGCCTTGCACTCGCACAGCGGCTGCCTTGCTGGCCATGACCGTCTGCGACGGCGATGCTTTGTCTTTGTTGGCTGGGTCATAGGCTGGCGTTTGCAGAAAGCGCCACACCTGCCCCTTGTTGAGTTTAATCGCGTCTGAAATCTGGTTTACCGACATGCCCTGAGCGCGCATTTTATAGGTCGCGATTACAAACGGATGATTTGCTGAATATCTGTTGTTGCGCTGGTTCGCCATTTGGACCGCCTCCCTTGCGGCTGCATAAGGTTACCTTAGTCAAGTGTTGCAAGCAACAATATGCGACCGCCGCGTAACCGTAACGTCACAGAGCGACCTTGCTTGCCTTCGGTCGCGGACGGGTCGCGGGCCGGTCGTTGGGTCGCGGGCCGGTCGCGACCCGTTACACCATTGATCCGCTTGTGGTTTCGCCCGTCTTCGTGGGGTCGGGTCGCGGCTGGTTACAGCGCCCCGCGACCCGAAAATCGTCGAAAGCATCGCGCCCATGCACATTCTCATTTTGGGTCGTCGGTCTACGGGAAATCACATAGTCTCGCCCACAGAGAAAAGTTCAAAATAGAAGAAGAGGGCTGGAATGCAATAGCTTTCGCGCACTAATAGTGCAATAATCAGGACATAATGAAAAGTCCGCGCGCGTATAGGTATAGTAATCTGAAAAGTTGTAACTGAATCATGTTTTATAGATGAAAGCATAGAGCCTATGGGCCTTTTCGCCGGTCGTCAACGGGTCGCGACCCTAACGACCCACCGCAAGCCACACGTTCAGGGCTTCGACCATCACGCCATTCTCAAAAGTCCACGGGTCGCAAGAACCCGCGACCCATCGCGCGACCAAGGGCGATGCTCGCCGCTTGACGGGTCCGCTACCTACGGCTACACCGGCTGCGCCTGCTGACCTGGGCACCCCGCCTGCCGCCCTCGACTGATCCCCGGGGGCGGCAGGAACAACGGGCCCCACGCGCTTCTGCAGGTCCACCCGTTCCCAGGTCACACGATGCTTTGCCACGATGGGCTTGCTTGCCCCTCGGCTTACTACGCCGCGGCCCGGCGCTCTGCCTTTGGCCGCCCGGTGCCGACTTCTTGGGGCCAACTGCGCAAGGCGCTGACCTCGCACGATCGCGACAGGGCCGCCGACAAGCTGGATGCTGCGTGCTGGGCCCCGCATGCGGCGCAGGGCAACCGGCGCACCGCCGCATCAATCACAGCCGTATATGCGCTTGTGCTCGACTTTGATGACGGCGCCGACGTTCCCGACGTTATGGCGTTGTTCCCGACCAAAGAGCGCTGCGCTTACAGCACGTACAGCGCCCAGCCCGGCGCCCCGCGCTGCCGCCTTGTGCTTCCCTTGGCTGTGCCCGTCGCCGGCGCGCTTTGGGCTGCGACGATGCGCCAGATTCTCAAGGACATCGGGCAAGACAAGAGCGCCGCAGACCCGAAGTGCATCGACCCTTCGAGGCTTTACCTTCTGCCTTGTCGTGGCCCGGTCGAAGTCGCCGATCACGCGCCCGGCGACTTGATCGACGTCGGCGAATACGTGGCCAAAGCGGAATATGAAGCCGAGCTTGCGCGCATCGCCGCCGATCATCTGCGCGCCAAACAAGCCGCCCGGGCCGAAGCGGCGCGCCGCTGGGCTGCCGCACCTCAGGACGACGGCTACAGCGCCGCCGAAAGGGCAGAGCGCCGCGGGCATGCCGCATTGCGCGCAGACCCCGAAGCGCGCCGCCGCGCCGCGGCTGACCTTGGGGCTAAGGTCGCCCCGCGCGATGGGTCAGACGTCGCCCACGGGCTGCCGTGCCCATCTTGCGGTCGCCCGGATGCATGGTTCGTGATCGATCCGCGCCGTGCATGGGGCGCATACTGCAATCATCGCAACTCTTGCGGTTGGTTCGGCTCAATCGGTGATCTTGTGACGGCGGCAGGTATGCATCCCGCTGCATACGGAGGCTGACCACATGGCACCACAAACGGCAAGAACAATGAACCCGCCCGCACTTTCGCTTGCACCGCCTGCTGATTGGGGATTGGAAACGTCGGCTGCCCGTGCCCGCCGCGATAGGGCTACCGCTGTGCTGGCCCCGCTAATCGAGCAAGCCGCGAACGAAACCGTTGATGCGGGCGCTCGTTTGGCCGCCTGGGCAAAACTTCGGGCATCAGCTTGTGACGTCGCCGAGCTTCTACACGTTGCCGGGTCAGACGATCTGCGCGATCTGCTGTCTGCCGCGGGTGCAATCCGTGGCGCCGGTGCCGACTATCGCGCGCTGGACGCCGCAATGGCGCGCACGATGAAGGCCGTGGAAAAGGCACAAGCTCAAGCTGCGAAAGCCTGGGCTGCCGAGCAAGCGCGCACCGGCCCGCCCCGCCTGTCGGCGCGTGGCGCTGCAGATCGTTTGCTGGAACTCGTGCCCGGCGCCGCGGTTGGGGGTGGTTGGGAACTGTCCGATAACGGCGTAGTGCATGTGTCAGTCGACGAAGACGGCGTTCCAAGCGATAAAGTCAAGGTCGCGGCGACCCGCCCGATCTTGCTTTCGGGTCGCGCTGTCGACGTTGATACCGCTGAATATTCCGTCGAAGTGGCCTGGATCGACGAAGATGGGCGGATCGGTCGCGCATGGACGCCGCGCGCCGACGTTATGGATGGGCGCAAGCTTGTGAGTTTGGCGACAAAAGGCGCGCCGGTTTGCAGCCCTACAGCCTCTGACCTGTCGCGGTTTCTCGATTGGTGCGACAGCACATGGGCCGCGAAGCTGCCCCAGCGCGCCGTTTCCGTGCGCTTGGGCCACATTCGGGGCGGTTTCCTGCGCGGGCAAGGCTGGCACCCCGCGCCGGCGCAAGATGGCGAGCCAACACTTCCGCCCGTGCATCTGACACCGCCCGGCGGATATGAAGCTTTGACCGCCGCGATCCACGAACGCGGCACGTGGGAAGGTTGGCTTGACGCTTGGGCTGTCGCGGCGAATCGACCTGTGGCGCGCTTGGCTGTGTATGCCGCGCTGGCCTCCGCTTTGCTGCCGTGGACGACCGATCGCGGCTGTGTCCTTGACATTTGGGGCGAAACTTCGATCGGCAAGACAACCGCCCTAAACCTTGCGGCTTCCGTTTGGGCCCAACCCCGGGCATATGTCGGGAAGTGGGCCTCGACGATGACCTTTCGCGAACGCAGCGCCGCGGTTCTATCGTGCCTTCCGCTTTTGCTTGATGATACCCGCCAGATTCCGCCCAAAGAACGCGAACTTATCGGCCAAACCGTGTATCAGTTGGCCGATGGGCAGGGCAAGGGCCGCGGCTTCGTCTTCGGCGCGCAGGCCCGCGCCGTTTGGTGCAGTTTTACGATTTCAACCGGTGAAAGCCCGTTGCTTGGCACCTCGCAAGACGAAGGCGCCCGCGCGCGGTGCCTTAGTGTCGAGGGGGCGCCATTCGGCGAACGGGCGGAAGCCGTTACCGTCAATCGCGCGACCGACCGTCATTATGGGCATTTGGGCGCTCGTTTTGTTGGGGCCTTGCTTGCCAGGGGTCGCGCTGCAATCAATACCCTGTGGGAAGAGCGCGACGCAGCATGGGCCGATGCTCTGGCGTCTGCGGGTCCGCTCGCCTCCCGATTGGCCGCGCATATCGCCGCGATCGAAGTTGCCGCGATGGTTGCGCACGAAGATTGCGGGCTGCCAAACGGTTCCTGGGAGGAAATCGCGACTGCGACGGGCGTTGCCGCCGCTGCAGCCGCACACAGCGGCGCAGATGCGGACAAGCCGCTTGCTGCGCTTCGTGCGACACTTTCGCGCGCCGCTGCTTTGCAGTCGTCATTTTGGGGCCGCCACGCGCTGGACCGCGACGGCGACGCGCGGACCCCGCCCGCGGGTTGGTTGGGTCAGTGGAAACCGGACGCCGACAAAGACCGCTGGGCCGTTATTGCCGTCGCCTCGCACGTGCTGCGCCGTTGGCTGGCCGAAGATCGATATGATGGCCCCGGGGTGATTGCACAGTGGGCCGCCCGCGGCTGGCTTGTGCTGCCCACTTCGGGCGCGGGGCATGATAAGCCCGTCAAGGTTGACGGCCAAAGCATGCGCTGTGTCTGCATTCAGCGCGCCGCGGTGGAATCCGCGATGGGCGAGAAATGATTGCCGGGCCGTCGTTGACGCCAGCCGAGGCCGCAGAAGTCAGGCGTAAGGCCCGCGCCTGCCTCGACTTGGCCGCATCGTCGACCCACGCAGCCGAGCGCGACAGCGCGACCGCCGCGGCGGAACGCCTTTCGGCCCGCCTTGTGGCCGCCGGTCTGCCCGGCGTCAAGGGCACAGCCGCCGAAGCGGCCAGAACCGCGCAGAAGGCCGCAGGGCACCGCCGCAAGCCGAGCCCTACCGCTGACCTGCCGCCGCCCGAAGCCGGGGTTCTGGCGCGCCTGGAACGCCCTACAGACGCCAAGCCGCCGCGACACACCCCGCGCCCTGACTTGCCGATACCGGATGCGCCGCCGCACCCCTTGCGGGCTTGGCAGGCCCGCGCCTTAGATGCCGTGCGCCCGGCGCTTGGCCGGCAAATCGACCCCGAAGACGGCGGGCCGCGGCGCGCGCTGCGCCCGGTAGTTTCTGCGTTTATGGGCGCGGGCAAGTCCGTATTTATCGCTGAGCTTGCCCGTCTTTGTGCGCGCAAGGGTTTCTGCGTCGTGGTGGCCACGCCACGGCAGAAGCTGGTAAGGCAGTTGGGCGAGACGATCCAAGCGTTTGTGCCAGATACCGGCTTGGTTATGTCCGGCTATCGACAGCCTGCAACCGTGATTGTCGCCTGTTACGCCTCTTTGGAACAGGCGCGCGCCTGTCTGATTGAATCGGGCCGCCGCTGTGATCTGCTAATCGTCGACGAATGCCACGGGTCCGAGGCCCCAATCCACGCGCAAGCAATGCTGGCACTAAACCCGAAATGGATGGTTGGCCTTACCGCCACACCCTTCCGAAGCGACGAAGACGAACGCCTAAGCCTTTGGGATGAAGTGGTATTCCGCTATACCTTTGCCGATGGGCTTAGGGATGGCGTGGTGACCACGATCACGCCGATCCACTGGACACCCGATTGTGTGCCCTACCTGCCCGAACCACAGGGCGACCGGACGACAGACCCTTCGGCACCGGTCGTCGACGATGCGTTGATCGCGATGTTTCGGCGCCACGGGCTGCCGGGCCCGACCTTGGCAAACGCCGCAAGCATCGCCGACGCCGATGCTTTCGCCGATCGGTTGACCGTCCACGGTTACCCGGCTGCGAGCATACATAGCCGGCTGACCTGGGCCGAACAGGCCGCCCGCATCGAGGCCCTACGTACCGGCGCGATTGCTGTGCTTGTGCATGTTTCGATGTTGTCCGAAGGCGCGGACTTCCCTTGGCTCGCCGCGCTTGCCTGCCGCCGAAACGTCAAGGCCAAAGTGCGCTTTGTGCAGGAAGTGGGCCGTGTCTGCCGCACAAATGCAGGGAAGGTGACCGGCTATGTCTTCGACCCCTTGGCTTTGCTCGCATCGCACGGCCTTGAACACCCGGAAGCTTTGGGTGCCGCAATCGACGAAGCCGGCGATCCAGAAGAGGCATCTGAACGCGACCAAGACGCCGAAGCGCCCGAAGCCGGCCCGCCGCCCCAAGCGGTGATGTTGGAACGAATCGACGCCTGGGCTTTGTGCATGATCGAGGCCCTGAAACAGACCGGGCGACTATCCGAGAAGGAACGTGAGTTCTTACCTTGGCTGATTCGCGATTTACGCAAGAATCGCCGCCAGCCAATGACCGAAAAGCAGCGGCAGGCCATTGTTTCGGTTCTGCGTTCGCGCGCATGGGCGCGATACCCCTGCGCATCGACCCGCGCCGAAGTTGCCCGCGTTGTAGATTCGGGCCGCCTCACGCGGGCCCAAGCTTCCGCCGTGATGGCCGTCACAGGCTGGATCAAGAGCTTTGTGGGCCTGTATGGCTGGCCTGCCGACCTTACTATCCCCCCAAGCCCGGCGTCGTGCGCTGTGCCTATTGCACGCGGCACCCGCCCTTGATACGCTTGTGCACCCCTCAACCACGCAGGACATCACGTGTCAGTCAATAAGTGCATCTTGGTCGGCAACCTGGGCAAAGACGCGGAAGTGCGCGCCACCAACAGCGGAATGCAGATCGCAAGCCTGCGTGTGGCGACCGCTGACCGCAAAAAAGACCAAAGCGGCCAATGGGTAGATCATACCGAATGGCATTCGGTCACGTGTTTCGACAAGCTGGCCGCGCTGATGGAACGCTTCGGCAAGAAGGGCAAACAACTGTATATCGAGGGCAAGATTCAAACCCGCGAATACACGGACAAAGAGGGCAACAAGCGTTGGGTCACTGAGATTGTCGCCAGCGATATCCGGCTGTTGGGCGGTGCCCGCGATGCCGAAAGCGCACCGCAAGCCGAACCGCAAACGCGCCGCGCCTCGCCGCCGAAGCCTGCAGCCACCAAGCCCGCTGAATCAAAGGCGCTTGCCGACGATTATGCAGGTTACAACCCCGACGATTTGCCATTCTGAGGACACCGTGTATCCCTTCGAAAACCCAACGGACGGGTTGACCTGTCCAAAGTGTGGCGGGCAACCGCTGATGCGCGTGGACGCCTACAGCCTCGACGAAACCGGCGGGGTTTCGGCCTATGACGCCGCGATCGGCTGTTGCGGCTGCACGGCTGAGGGTTGCGGCGGGTCGCGGCAGATTGCAGCGGGTGAGGCTGTCGCCCGTTGGCTTCGGCTGTACCCTGTAGGGGTCGAAGAGGATTGATAACAGACCGATACAGATATGTGGTGCTTGAACTTGTGCGCCCTACGCGCACACTGCCGATTGGTGCGCGCCTGTTGGGGTTTCTGTTGCCAGATGGGCGCGCGATTGTGGACCGGAACGGGTCATGTGTGGTCTTGCCGGTTGGTTTTGTGCGGATGGTTAGTCAATCCATAGAGGCTTGAAATGCACCAACCTGTCCCCCTGTTCGTTGAGCTTTGCGCCGGGACCGCCGCGCTATCACTACGGCTCCACCGCGACGGCGCCCGCCCGCCTGTATCGCGCATGGGCGCGAAAACCGGGTACGCGGATACCATCTTGCGCGTCTTGGGGCTGATGCCGGGGCAGCGTGCCGAGCGATACCTGTGGTGCGAGCCCGACCCCGGCGTCCGGCTACTGCTCCACGCCTACCGCGACGCCGCGCTTGCCCGTGCCGCCGCGGCCATCATCCGGTCATGGGCCGCCGAGGACCCGCGCGCCCTGTGGGAGCGGCTGCGAGCGGAAGGGCCGCCGCGGCTGCCGGATGAGGGTGCGGATGCGGGGGAGGTGGCGCGGTGGGCGGTATCGCACGCGCTTACTGGAATGAGCGGAGGCTATGACTGCGCATCAGAGCGTGCTGCGCGTGGCGAGAGATGGGGTGGTGATGTGCGGGACTTCGTGCCAAACCGCATGTCGCGCATCGATGCCATGCCCGCCACCATCGCCCCCGACGCCCGCGAGGTGGACCCGAGGGAGGTGGCGCGGTGGGCTTGGGTGCAAGGCCACGGCGACAGCAGCAAGCCGCCGCGACTGGCGGCGCAGTACCAGAACCCCGACGGCAACGCGGACGGCTCATGGAAGGCACCGCCGCCGGATTGGCTCGCTCTCCGCGCCGATACGTTGCCCTCCCTCCCTGCCACCATCGCCCCCGACGCCCGCGAGGTGGACCCGAGGGAGGTGGCGCGGTGGTGCAACCTCGCGCACTACGCCCACCGGCAGGGTGAGCCTGAGAGCGGTTTCAGCCCGCACTTGCTGAGGGACTACCTGGCAACGGCAACCAACCACGGCAGCCGCCCCCGCACCGTGCAAGTGGTGGCAGACCGGTTCGACGTGACGCCAGCCCTCCCCGCCACCATCGCCCCCGACGCCCGCCTCATCGACCCGCCCACGCTCCCGCCCGGGACCGTGGTTTTCATCGATCCGCCGTACTCAGACGTAGCGCCGATAATACCGCCGGTGCTTGCGGCACAGTTCCTGCCGCTTGACGCTTGCGGGCGTGAGGAAGGTGATGCCGCACTCCGCGCAAGCGGACTCGATCACCTTCGGGAGCCTGTCGCCCATCTCCGGGTGGCCATCTTTGAAGTGCTCCGCTCGGCTGGCGTACAGGTGGAGGTTCTCGATTCGGTTGTCGAGCGGGTCGTGATTGATGTGGTGGACGACCTCGTTTGGAGTCAGTTCGCGTCCGATGTGGCGCTCCATGACAAGACGGTGCTCGCTAATGCGCCGGCCGTCACTCATGAGGAACCTGTACCCATTCTCAATCCAGCCCTTGCCCTTGCCGGTGCGGCCGATAGCCGCCTTGGCCTGGATCTCAGGGGTGATCTTAGGCACTTTGCCCTCCGCTGCCAAGCGCAGCCCGGTGCGGCGGCGAAGTTCTCGCAGGCAGTCGCCTGGGCAGGTTGCGCGCTTTCCGGACGCCGGACTCCATGCGCGCGTGAGGGTGGTTCCACAGATCTGGCAGGGGACTTGGAACGGCATTGCTTACTCCGGGTGCGGGTGCGTCTGGATACTAACACACATCTTCGCATCCCGGGCAGAAAAACCACCGGCTATGCCCACGATCTGCCGCGCGCCGATGTGGTCACCCTCGCCCGCCGCTGGGCCGCCGCTGGCGCGACCGTGGCGATCTCGGAGGCCGAGCCGATCCCCGAGCTGGTCGCGGATGGTTGGCATACAGTCGACATAACAGGGCAAAGAGTGGGGCAAAAGCGGACATTTAGCAGGCAACAAGCTGAATGGGTCACCCTGAACCGCCCGCCTGCATGGATTCCGCCCAAACAAGGTAGCCTTTTCTAATCCCGCTCTAATCTTCGCAACAAGGCGCCCCAACGGGCGCTTTTGTTATGCCAGCCCCATACAAGAAGATGGCCGCCGATCGAAACCGGCGGCCATCAGACCGGGGTTACTCACCCCGGCGGGGTGCCCTCACCTTACACGATTGAGCACGCCCCGCCAACGCAGGCGAACGTCTGCCCGGCTTCGCTGAACCCGGTTTCATACACCGCAAGCCGGGCCCAATCGACGGGCGGAAGGTCGGCAACCCGCTGGGCATACTCTTCTTGCGTCAAATCGCTGAGAGGCTGGCCATAGTACACGGCGCCATCAAAGGGAAAGAAACTCACCCCGCCCAGGTTTGCGCGATGTGCCCATACCCAATCTCGGACGGTATCCCACTCTTCGGGCCGCACGTTTACGGTCACGGATTGGTTGTGACCCTTCACGCCCAACCAACCGGCATTGATCACATTGACGCGCTCAAGAAGTTCGATCGCGCCTTCATCCTGCCGAACCAGGGCACCGCCCGGTGCCGCCATCGGCAGTTCAAAGAGCCACGCCTCAACCTCGTCTGCAGCGATAATCCCGCGTTCGAGCTTATCGGCAGTGGTATAAAGCGAAGGGATGCACGGCACCCCGGCTTCGCGCAACACTGCGCAGATTGGCGACTTGGCGCTAACAGTGATGCGCCGCAGATAGTGCCGGGCATGGTGCGAGTGCACACCGCTGGAACACCCTAGGAACACGGAGCTATTGCCGTCTGGTTTGCCACACGTGACACCGGCTGCCGCGTTGATGCCAAGAATGGCCGCCCAATGCGCGTTCGCGTCGATTGCGGTTGCGTTCAGCGCCGCAAGTTTGTGCGTTGAAGATGCGATTTGGGGGCAATCTGCCTGCCCTGACAGACCCACACCCAACAAAGCATCACGGCGCGTCACTGTCGCCCAGCCATCGCGCAAACCCACAAACTGCGTGCACGAAGCCTGAACCGTGCCGATAAACGCGGCAAGGTTTGCTTTCGCTGTCGCGGTTTGCAGGGTATCGGTTGGTCGAAGGATAACGTTTGACAGATTGCAGAACTGCCCGCCGCCGCTGTCCCCCGAAGGGTCTGCGGCATCTTGCCACGCCAAGCCGATTTCCACGCACGGGTTTGCGCGCAAAGGTACACCCCGGTAGGCCAATCGAGCCGGTGAGAAGATACCCCGCTCGCCTGCATGCGATGTGCGCAAGACCTGCCATTCGGCGTCAAAGTCGGCGAAGCTCAAGGCTTCTGGGTCAGACCATACCCAACTGTTGTTGGCTTGACAGCGTTCGATTGGGATATCGACGCCAAGGCCATATGCGGCAGGATAGTGCTTCGCCCACCGAAGTTGTGCGTCGTTGACGTCACTAAACGAAATCATCGCCGACCGCCGCACGCCGCCGACCTGCACAGCCCCAGCCGCACAACACAGAAGGTCATGAACTTCGAGGGTGGTTAGTCGGCGGCTATTCTTGGCTGCGTTCTGGATAGTCTCCCGCAAAGCGTTCAGGTACTTGCGCAGCGGTTCGGGGCCCGAAGCTTCGCCGCCCTTGGTCGCCAAACGTGCGCCGGCGGGCCGGATTTGCGAGAAGTCAAACGTGACTGTATGACCGGCAAACCATGCCCGAACACCCTCTTCGATGGCATCGCGCCAACCTTCTGTACTGTCGTGGACTCTGTGTGTGGTCAAGGTCAGCCCATCGCAAAGGGTCGGAATCGGCAGCTTGTTGACGAACTGCGATTCCACACTGAACCCAAAGCCGGTTCCGTGCATGAGAATATACAGGCCCTCCCAAAATACCGCCAAGCTATCGGCAGGCGCAAAAGCGCAGTTGTACAGGGCAATATCATTCTTTTCGAGCACATCGCCAGCCGCCCAAAGTGCGCGCATCGACGGCATCACTTCGCGCCGAAATACCGCCCGCACCGCTTCGCGCATCTCTGCTTGTGCGTTTAGGTCGGTCGTGCGCTGACACAGCCGATAATAGAAATACCCGCCCCAACGGGTGACAGTCTCCCGCCACGTTTCGCGCTGGCCGTCTGCCTTAACCTTGGCATAGGTCCGCAGCCGCACGATTTCGCTTGCCAACTGTGCACCGGGCGAAAGGCCCACAAGCGCGTCACTATCGGAAAGATCGGCGATTGCATCAGCCGCCCAGGCCTCGCATTTGTCCTGATGCTTTGACCATTCACCCAACCCAAACAACGTGGACATACTACCTCCGGAAACAAGACAGGCCCGCAATCTACCACGATCACGGGCCTGTCAAAGTGTGGAACCGATCAATCAAGGCGCATCGGCATAACGACGATGGCTTCGGCGGTTTCGACGGTCTTCGCCGCCGGTGCGCCCGCGGTCAACAGCACAGGATCGAGGGTATCGCCCAGCGATACCACTACCTGCGCCGGGCTGCCCAATAGCGCCAAAGCTTCAGCCAAGAATGAAGCGTTGAAGCCCGTAGTCAGCGCACTACCGACCAAATCCGCATCGACTTCGACCTTGACGCCGCTGGTGTCTTTCGTGTCCTGCGTGGCGAACAGAACCCGACCATCCTCGAAAGTGGCGCGCACACTGTTGTTTTTATCGTTTGCGGTAAGGCAAACAGCCTTGAGCGCCCGCGAAAGCGCTGCGCCGTCGACCTTGACCGTGCGCTTGTAGCTCGCCGGCAGAACCATTTGGTATTGCGGAAACTCGCCTTCAACCAAGCGGAACCACATGCGGCCCGCGCCCTTGGCGGGCTGCCCATCCGCATCGACCTGCCCCCAAGCGCCCGACCGCTGCCCCAGGCGCAGCCCCCACGAACCGCCACCCGCCGCGCTGCGCACAAGGGCGCGCGATACCTCGACCGGCACAAGCTGCTTACCCGGAATGGCAATAGCGCCGATCGGCAGACTGCATTCGACATCAGCCCAGGCCAAGCGGCTGCCGTCGGTGGCAACACAGCGCAGACCCTCGTCGCCGATGCGTTCGACATTCACGCCGTTTAGCCCGTACCGGTTTTCATCTTGGCTTGCGTGGCCGGCAACTGCAAAGCCGCGCGCCCAGGCTGCGCCATCTGCCACAAGGGCGAGGCCCGCGCCTTCCGGCTCCCAGGCGATCGGGGGCCAGTCGGCGGCATCGAGGCACGCCAAAGTGTGTTCCGACTTGCCAGCCTTGACCACCAATCGCCGCCGATTGGCGTTGAAACTCAGGCTGAGAACACCGTCATACAGGCCGCAAACCATCGCAAGTTTGTCATGCGGGACGACGATCGCTTCATCGCCCATAGCTTCGCATTCGGCATGCGCTTCGATCGCGATAAGCCCCGAAGTCGCCGTCAAAGTCAGCCCCGCCGCGCCCACTTCAAGCCGCACGCACTTGTTGATTTCGTTGGCTGCCCGCGGACTAATCGCCGCCCGCACCGTGTTTAGTGCCGTCTTGAGCGCGGAAACGTTGATCTGAGCAGAAAACACTATGCACCTTCCTTTGTGTTGAAAAGACCGACCTGCCCCGGCAGAGCATCAACGCCCGGCGATAGGTCAGGGACGCCGCGCCCGGTCGACCCAAAGCCGCCGTCGCCCCGCGGCGTTGAGCCGAGAGCATCCACATCGGGTTCGCCGATTACTTCGAGCGCGGGACAGGGCAGCACGACAAGTTGCGCGATGCGCTCGCCCGGGGCGATCGTGCCCGGTTGCATGCCCTGAGGGCTGTAATACAGCGCGACCTTGATTTCGCCGCGATAGTCGCTATCAATCACGCCGACGCCGTTAGCCAGCCGAAAGCCGCGCTTGGCAAGGCTGGACCGCAGAAACAAGAGCCCCACGTGTCCGGCTGGAATCGCCACGTGCACGCCGGTCCCGATCGTGTCTGCTTCGCCTGCGTAGTACTCAGTCGCTCGCTGCAGGCTGTCAGCGCGCAGATCGAGTCCCGCCGCGCCTTGTGATGCGTGCGCAGGCAAAACGCCGTTGCGCGCGTGTATCTTGACCTCCAATGCCATTCTTGCACCTCCGATCGCCGCTGCTTGGCGGCGCCCCGCGACCTTATCCCGGGGGGTGGCAGGCTGCAATAGCTAGCGCGCACGAAAGCGCGGAATATTTTTTGTGCGTTTGTGCGCCGTGGCTATTGCGCCACGCACCGCTGCAATATAGGATGCGTCCAAGCGCGCAGTCTGAACCGGTTGGAAGCGCGCGATCTCCTGGTCCAACCGGCGGGTAGCGGACCCCGACGAACCGCAAGGCGCCCCAAGCCCCCGGGTGCGCCGATTGGCGATCTCACGCCAGCGAAGCCGCAGCCTCTACGGCAACCCGGGGCCTTTCAACAAGACGGAGTGACCATGTCCTGCAGTGTGTACCGCGATCGCGATGCTTGGCTTGCCGCGCGAAACGCGCCTTGTGCCGATGGTTATCCGATGATCGGCGCGTCAGACGTCGCTATCATCTTTGGCCTCGGCTTTGTGTCGCCAGCGCGCTTTGCCGCCCAGAAGCGCGGACAGATGCCCAAAGACGGCGAAGACATGGCGTTAAACGACCCGCGGGCGGTTGGTCTGCGCCTGGAAGCGGCTGCGCTCGCTGAGTATGCAGTGCATCACCACATTCCAGAAGATTGCGAGCTTGGAACCGCTATTACGCGGTGGACCCATCCCGGCGTGCCGTGGCTTGCGGTAAGCCCAGATGCCGGCCTTGTTGGCGCAGATGGCAGGGCTTACGGCTTGGTACAGGCGAAAATCCCGCGATCGGCTGCCGCCCTGCAGGACTACGCGCCCGATGCGCCAGAGGGCTACGGCCTTGCGGCGACCCTCGCCGATCCCAAGGGCCCGGCTGTGCCCAGGGCTTACGCGCTGCAATGCCTCGTTGAGCTTGGCACGATTCGCGCCAACGGCGAGCCCGCCGCTTGGATCGACCTGTGGTGCTGGCCCTCGCCCCACGCGCACCGCCGCGTGCGCCTCGTGTGGGATGACGGCGCCGATGCTGCCTTTGCCGCGCTGATCGACGCTATCGGCGAATGGCGGCAGCGCCACATCGTCGAGGGGCAGCCGGTGCCAATCGGTTGCGCAGATGACGCCACGATCGCCGTGCGCCTGTGGGCCGCGGAAGGGCAGCACGTGGCGCCCGGTCTGGCGCGTCTGGCCGCCGAATACGTGGCCGCAAGTGAAGCGGAAAAGGCCGCCCAGGTCGCCAAAGAAGAAGCCCGCGTGCTGCTTTTGGCAACACTGGAAGCGCACGAAGCCGCGACTGTCACCGTGCCCGATCCGAGCGCGGACCCCGGTGCAAAACGCAAAGCCGACCGCGAAGGCAACCCGGCAAAAGTGGCCATCACAGGCAAACTTGGCGGCGTGCGGTCTTTGCGCGTGACTCCCGGTTGGCTCGCCGGTGCCGACCCTGCGACCCTGGCACACGATGCGCGCACACCGCCGCAGGCGGTGCAGGTCGACGGGGTGACGGTCGGGCAGATGGTGGCCCGCTGGGCCGACCAACCCGCGGCGCCTGCGCTGTCTGCCGAAGATGCTGCGCTTCTTGCCGATGTGCTTGGCTCTTTATAGCGTGCCGATCGATCTTTTCATCGTGCAATAGATTTCTTTGCACTTTGTGCGCGGAAGCTATTGCGCGTTCAGACGTTGGCGGATAAGGCTTTGGGGCCGGGGCGCTGAGAACCCCGGGCCACCAAAGACCCAACGGAGCCGACCATGAACGCCATCGACCGCATCATCACCGCCCGCAACGCCGTTCTCGCTGCCTCTGCCCGCTACGACGTGGCCGCCGCTGAGGCCGCCGCGATGGTGACGTTGACCGATGACAGCAGCGCCGAAGACGGCGACGCTTGGGATGACGCGATGACCGCGACCGGCGCCTGGGCCGCTGCCCAGGACCGCACCAACGCGCAGAGCGAACTTCTCGCCGCCGGTCGCGCGTGGACCGCCACCAAGTTGACCGGTGCTGTCGCCGCGGACGTGGACGCCGCCTATGCCGCCGCCCTTGGCACCGGCCGCGCCTTCAGCGGCAAGGCCCGCGCCCGGTTGCTCGATATCTTGATGCGCTTTGACGCCGCCTCTGAGCCCGGCGCGTCGGTGCGCTGCCTCCTGGTCGCCTAAGCCACCCGGGCCGCCCCGGGCCCACCAATCCGGCGCCGCGCGGGGCCAACGCGGCGCCTTTCAAACGGAACGAAAATGCCCGACTTTACCGCTGATCAAATCGGCACACTTGCCGAACGCATCGCTATTCGTGTGCACGGCTACCAACCGGAAACCGCACCGGTCGCGCTTCTTGGCTATGCCGCAAGCCTCAAGGCCGCCTGCGCAGCTTGCGCAACTGCCCTGCCTGACCTGTGCAGGGCGCAGCCGCCGGCGCTCTTTGCGGCGCTGTCTTCGATCGCGCGCAATGGGCTCGTGCCCGGCGCCGCGGGCGACAAGACCGCGACAGCCTACCTATACCTACAAAACCGCGCCGTAGTCGGCAAACCGAACCCGCTGGGCCGTATTCGCATGGCTGCAGCGGCTGGCGTCGACGTGTCGACCTTCGCGGTTGGGCGCGCGGATACGCTTGAACTGAACGAAGACGGCGACGTTATCGGTCTTTCGGCAGACCTCGACGCGCGCCCGACAACCTGGGCCGAGCTTCGCGGGGTGATTGTGACCGTGTGCGCCGCAAGCGGCGTTGTGCGCCGTGTTTGGGTATCCGCTGGTGAAATCGAAGTGCGAAAGCGCCGTTCGTCGAGTGGCGACAAAGGCCCGTGGGCAACTGACCCTGTGGGAATGGCGCGAAGCAAGGCGCTTTCGATCGCTGTTGATCGTGGCGACGTTCCGCAAGCGCCGGTGTCGGTTGTGCCGGTGTTGGGCGCGCATCCTGTCGCGCCTGTGGCCGTGCCTGTCGCGCCTGTGGCCGCGCTTGTGGCCGCACCCGAACCGATGCTTGAACCCGAAGCCGCGCCGCCACAAGACGAACCGGCGGCGTCAGAAGCGACAGCCGATGACGCTAACCCTTGGGCCGCCGTTTTGGTGCGCGTCGCCGACGAACTGCAGGGCGACGAAGGCGACCGCAACACCGCCGCACAAGGCGCACTCTCCGAAGCTCTGGCTAAAGCGCCGCATCTCGCGCCGGACGCCTTGAGTGATGCTGCCTTTGCGCGCTTGGTCGCGCTTGCGCGTGAACGTCTGGCGCTCTTGTAGTGGTGAGAATGGCGCTGGCATCGGTGCAATAGACTTTATTATAACTTTGTGCGCGGAAGCTATTGCACGTTCAGACGTTGGCGGATATGACTTGGAGGCCGGGGCGAGAGAATCCCGGCGCTACCAAAGACCCAACGGAGCCGACCATGCCCACCGCCCGCGCGCTTGCCGCCAACCTTGCCACCAACCTTGTCGGCGGCCCTGCCGTGACCTTCGGGAACGGCTACACCGTCGAGCCCGGCGTCAAAGCCTGGGATGTCCTGCGGGACGGGCAGCTTGTGGGCGAGATCACAAGTGAAAAGGCCCTGATCTTTTCCCCAGCTAAACACCTGACGTTTAGCCGCGTGCGAGCCGTGCTTTGGGACGCGGATTTAGAGGCCGATTTTGACGCGGACGATGGCTACACCGCCGCAACCGCGCTCGCCGCGGCGAAGGCATGGGCCAAGGCGCGGCTACAATGACCGCCCGCAACGCCGCCGCTGGCTAACTGGTACTGATTCCGCAAGATGCACTACCGCGAAATCATCGCCAAGAATCCGGCGCCGCGGCAAACCCGCGGCGCTTGTGCTTGGGCGCTATTGCACGATTGGTGCGCGCGGGCTATCCTGCCACACACTTCGAGGATGCTATGCCGAACGTCAATCCCACCGAACCCAGGCGCGGGCGCCCCAAGCTGTCAGATGCCGAGCGCGCGGAAAGAGCCGCCCGCATCAGCGCAAAGCCGCGCCGCACCGCATCAACTGCAGCGCACCCGCTGGCTTATCTTGTGGGCCTTGTGCCGGATGCGCTTCTTGCCGCGATCCTGGGCTGCAGCGCAAGCGGCGTGCGCAAAATGCGCAAGGCTGCCGAGCTTGAGCCCATCGGTAATGCCTGGGCTCTTGACGTGCGTGTTGCGAACGACGTCTTGACCGCGATTGCCGCACTTTCAGATGACCGCAAGACCGCCGCTATGGCGTTGGTTCGCCGCTATTTGGATGTGCCCGATGGCGATTGAGCGCATCGCGACAAGTGTAGCCATCGGCCCGGCTCGAATGAGCTATCTCGATGCTGTCGCCAAAGTCGGGGGACTGCCAAGCCGCACGGCGGCGCTGCTTTCGATCTGGCCACGCGCCGCCTTGGGGCCTGCGAACTTTGCCGCCCCGAAGCTGCGACCGGTGCGTGCGCCTCTGCCCGTGTGTCTGCGCGGGATCGAGGCTGAGGGCCTGGGCATCTGTCAGCTATCGGGCCCCGAATGGGCGGCGCATCATACCGAAGTGCGCTATCTGGCGGTTGTGCTTGACGTTTCGTTGAGTCAGGTCGTCAAAGCCGTGATCGACGCGCACGCGGACGCGCATGGAGTCGGGGTTTTGCATGCGCTGCCTTGAGCTTTTCGCGGGCGCCGGCGGAGCCGCGCTTGGCCTTGAGCGCGCCGGCCTGCATCACGCCGCACTGTGCGAGTGGGATCGGGACGCCTGCGCCACGCTGCGCGCCGCGGGCTTGGGGCCAGTGGTGGAAGGTGACGTGCGCGACCTCGACGCGATCGCCGCCGCGATTGGGGCGGACCCGATTGATGTACTTTGGTCGAGTTTTCCATGTCAAGCTTTTAGCCTTGCTGGAAAGCGCCGCGGCGCCGCCGATGAGCGCAACGGCTGGCCCTGGACCACGGCGGCCATCGACCGCTTCCGTCCGGCGTGGGTACTATGTGAGAACGTGCGCGGGCTTATACTTCACACTGTCGGGTGCAGATCCGCCGGTGGTCAAGAGGGCCTGTTTTCGCGGCCCGACCCGCAGGCGTGCCCCGGCTGCTATTTTGAGCGTGTCATCCTGCCAGACCTGCGGCGCCGCTTCGCGCACGTCGGGTGGTGGCTCCTTGACGCGGCAGACTACGGCGTGCCCCAGCATCGGCGGCGGGTCATCCTGTGGGCGGGGCCGTGCCCGCTGGCGGAGCCGACCCCGACGCATGGGCTGGGCCGCGCAGCGCCGTGGGTATCGATGGGATCGGCGCTCCCACATGTGGCCGTGTTTATTGGGGCAGGCGCCAATCCGAGCAAGAAAGGACGGCCCCAAGATCGGACAGAGCGCGACCTGACACACGAGCCATCCACCACCATCACAGCGGAAGTGATTGGCAACGCTGGTCCGTGGGCGATCGTCGATCAAATCCTGTCTAAGCCAAACCCCACCGTTACTGCTGTCGGCGAAGAGAAGGGCAGCGGATCAGGTGGCAACCTGGAGAAGATGCAGTGGGCGTCCGATGCGCTCTATCTAAGCACGGGCCGTCGCCGACTAACCCCGACAGAGTGCGCCATTTTGCAGGACTTCCCCGCCGACCATCCGTTTCAGGGTGGTATCGGTTCGCAGTATCGGCAGGTCGGTAACGCGGTGCCCCCAAAGCTCGCGGAAGTTGTGGCCCGCGCACTCATCCAGGCGGCACAGTGACACAGCGCGCCTTGCCGATCGAGTCACCAACCCGCGCCTGCGTGATCATCGGAATCGACCCGGCAACCACCAACGGCGCCGCAGTCGCGCTGTTCTGCCCTTCCGCAGATCGCCTTGCGGCTGGCCAACTGCCCGGGCTGCTTGCCGCTTGGGTTTGGCGCGGCAGTACAGCCAAAGCGGCGGGCCCGGCGGGGCTTCGGCTGAGTGCGGCAGCCTGTACGCCCACAGGTGCCGAGCGCATTGACGGCACGCCGCTGCACCCTGCGCACGCGCAGATCGGCGCGCTAATCGCGGCGCATTGTGCAGCGATGCCCCTTATGATTGCGTGCGAGAAGCCGCCCCCAATGGGCGGATTCGCGCGATCGGCTGGCCAAATCGTGTGGATTTCGGGCCTTGTGTGTGGCCCGATTCTGGCACGGCACCCCGAAGCGCAGCTTCTGCGCCCGATGCCGATGCAATGGCGCGCCGGGCTTGGGCTGCCCTCCGGCGAAAAGCCAACTGCCGAAGTCATCGGAAAGATGCTGCACTACGGCATCCCCGCCAATCTTGCGCAAGTGCTTAGCCCAGATGGCGACGCCGCCTTGCCTGTCGACGTCATCGAGGCGTGCGCTGTTGCGCTTTGGGCTGCGCACACAGAGGGCAAGCCGAAAAAGCGCACAGGCAAGCGAAAGACGAAGGCCGCCTAACTTTCTTTCGTGTTTGTGCGCGAAAGTTATTGCAGTCCAGAAAGCAAGCCGATAGAGTCTTTGTGTCGGAAGGGCGCGGCAACGGAGCCGCCAGCCGACATGGGGATCAAGATGAACCGCACTGAAACCATTGACATTGCAGGCCGCCGTATCATCGACCTGACCACCCCATGCGGTCGCGGCTGGGCAGTTGTGCGCGAGACTGGCCGAGGCTTCGCGGCTGTCTACGGCTATCACGTTGGATCGGATTACAGCGGTCAGACCCGCACGATCTCACGCGCTGAAAGGCTCTTCAAAAGCGAAGCCGGCGCGGTGAAGTACGCGACCAACGGAGCGCATGCAAGCGCCTGACCGCCCGGCCCTTCGGGGCCAGCCCCGCACGGTCGCCGCCTGCACGCGGCGCGGGGTGCACGCCAGCCAATCGGCAGGCGACCAAGGCGACCGCCCACACTGACCTATAGGGGCGAGGATGCACACGCAGGATTCTATTTTTCGTGACTGGCAAGTTGGCGATCGGTTCACAGTATCGCCAAGTGACGATGCAAGCCGTTGTTTCGCCGCTTCGTTTGCGTGGCCGCACTTCGGGCGCGATATCGGGGGTCGAGTTGAGCAGCGCGTGTGGGTGCACGTGTCTGGCTTGCATTTGGTGCCGGGGCTTGTGGTAAGCATCGAAGGCGGCCATCAGCCCAGTGTTCTTGTGGTGACCGGCGACACTCTCAACGCTTGCGCGCGCAAGGTGCACGCATGACCAAGCGCCCAATCAACCCCGGCGCCGAACTGCACATCGGGCAAACCCGTACGGTCGCACACTTGGGGAGTGTGACCCTGCGCGATTATTGCGGCACCGACGCCAGCATCAGCCGGGCGGCACGTGTCAGCTATGGGCGCCACAATGCAGCACGAACCGAAGGCGAAGACGCCAAACTAATCAGCTATCTGATGCGGCACCGGCATACGTCGCCCTTCGAGATGTGCGAGCTTGTCTTTCACATTCGGGCGCCGATCTTCGTTGCGCGGCAGTGGATGCGGCACCGGATGGCCAGCATCAATGAAATCAGCCTGCGCTACACCGAAGCCGAAAACGATGCCGTGATGGACGTTCGCGGCCTGGGTCCGCTTTGCCGCGACCCTGACCCAAAAGATAGCAAGCAAGGGCGCGGCAAACCCTTGGAACTTGGGCCATTTACGCCGGACGCGCTCGACAAGACGGCGTGGGGTTCGCTTGGGTTTGCGCTTGATTTGCAACAAGCCGATTTGGAATACAAGCATGCGCGAAAGGCCGGCATCGCCCGCGAACAAGCGCGGGTCTTGCTGCCTCTTGCGACGATGACCGAGTGGGTTTGGAAGGTCGACCTACATAACCTTCTGCACTTCTTGGGCCTACGCACCAAGCCGGACGCACAGCGCGAAATCCGCTTGCTTGCCGACGAAATCGCAGCCATTGTCGCCGACGCCTACCCGCTGACTTGGGCTGCGTGGGTTGAGCATGTGCGCGATGCGCCGCGGCTTTCGGCTTCTGCGTGGCGCGCTTTGGCGGGCATCGTTGACGCCGATCGCTTGGCCGATGCGCTTTCGGGCTTGCCCGAACGTGAACGCCGCGAAACTTTGGCTGCGCTAACTTCTGCTTGGGGTGCGCGATGACTGCCATCTTTCCGGGGTACGGCTCTGATTCACTGGTCACTACCGCTGCAATCAAGGCGCGCCGCCGTGCGCAGGCCCGCGCCGATCGGCAGGGTGTAGTGCCCGCCGCGGTGTTGGCGGATTTGGCGACAGCCGAAGCGATGCGCAGAGAGAAGGCAGCGGGGGCCAAGATTTCCGACCATGACATCATTCTCGCCTACGGGCAGGTAGGAAAAAAGTGACCAAGCCAAAAGGCGGCCCAAAGCGTACCAATGCGCCGCTTTGGGTGACGCACGATGACGCGATCGTTATCCAGGCTGCAAAAGCGGCGCGGACTTTCGCGGACCTATGCGCCGCGCTTCCGCATCGATCGCCGCGGCAAGTGCAGCTTCGGATTCTGACCCTTGGCGCCTGGGCCAAGATCGACAAAGCGCAGCGCGACGCGCTTCTTGCGGGGTCCAGCCGCGAACCGCAGAAGCTGACCAAGACGATGCCATCGGCTTCCCGCGGTCCGACGATCGCCGTAGCACACAGCGCCGACCCGCTGCGTGTGGCGCGGCACTATCTGCGCACCGCGGGGCGCATCGACATCGGCGAACTTGCCGCCGCTTTGGCGGCACAATGCCCGCGCCCCCAGGGGTGGACAACCGGCGACGCGCAAGCGCAAGCCGAAGCCGCTGCAAAGAGCTTGGGGCCTGTTCACGAAAAGGCGCTAAGGCTGGCGATTCTGAACGTGCGATAACTTTCTTTCGTGTTTGTGCGCGAAAGCTATTGCAGGGTAGAACGTGCCGAAGTACAAAGAGGGGGCCGGGGCGACAGAGAACCCCGGCGCCACACTGACCCGCAGGAGCCGACCATGCGCACGGTACTTTCGACAACCACCAGCGGTTTTCAAACGATCAACGGCACCGATTTTCCCGTCCTTGTTGTGCTTGCCCGGTGGGCTTCATTGTCAGGCCGCGCAACCTTTACCGTTGAGGTGGTCTGTAACGGCATCGCTCGCAACACCCGTGCATTTCGGACCCTGCGTGATGCGCGCGATTGGTATGCCGCGTCGATGAGCTGCTGACACATCAAGGCGACCACAAAGCAACCACATCGGCCCGGCGCTTGCCGCAAGCGGCGCCATTAGGGGGACATATGACCGAGTACTACCACAGTTACGCCTATTCGCCAGACTGCGAGCGCGACCCTGACCACGGCTATCGGCGCCAGATGGGGGGTTGCGGCGGCTGGAACGCATATGACGGCCCGTGTGGGGCTGATGATTGCCCCGATTGCTTCACGCTCGAATGCGACCAAAACGACGATTGCGACGAAGGGAGTGTCAAATGAAGGACATCGACAAGGCCGCCCGCGGCATCGTTACGCTGGTTTGTGCTGTGCTTTCGTTGACCGCCGGAAGTGTTGCCGATGCGTGGCAGGCGCACCTCGACGCGCTCACAGCCGCCGACATGGCCGCGGCAGAGATCGAATGGGAACGCAGCGGCGAACGCCAAAAAGCCGAAGCGGCGGTGTTATGGGAAATGCAGCTTGAAGGCCGATGCGCACCCAATGTGCCGCAGGCCGCGGCGCTGCCCTGCCCCGAGCGCGGCGCCTATTGGCGCGCGCCCGCACAGGCCGAGACGGTCTGGACAGTAGGGCCCGCCGTGCGCCGCACGGTGCGAGGGGGTGCGCGATGACCCACATCGTCAGCACATGCGCCGAGTGTGGCCGTGCATTCCTGGACAATGCCGAGGCGCCCCGGCTTTGGTGCAGCGTGTACTGCGAGACACAGCCCGCGCGCTTCGCGGCCACGGAGGCTCGCGGCGCTGCCGCCGAGCGCGCCGCCGTGGTAGCTGCCCTACGGCGCACATCAAACCGGGGCCCGATGGGGCTATCGCTCGTCGACCTCGACGCGATCGCGGACGCCATCGAGCGCGGAGAGCACTGCCGATAAAAAACGCGGCGCCGATACCATGCCGACCGCCGCGTGTGCGACCGCAACGCATAGGCGCACGCGGGCGCTTATCGCTTAGGGCTTGATGCGCCCATCCCCATCGATCACCGCCCGCCGCGCGATGCTGCCGCCGTCGCCATCGGGGCCCCATCCGGTGCCGCCGTCAGCCTGAGCGATGCGCCGCTCAAGGGCCTTGACAGTCTTTTCCAGGCTGCTCAAGGCCTTCGCCGTGTGCTGAGCTTCGGTCTTTTGGCTGTCAATCAACGCATCGATCTGTTTCAAGTGACGGTCGATCGCATGCGCCGCAAGCGGCAACAGGTGCGAAATCACAAGGCGATACACCGCAGCGCCGACGATCAAAAGTACCAACGTCGCGGCGCCTGGGCCGGCAAGATACGGAGCCAAAGCAAGTGGATCGACTTGTGCGAGCATGGTTTAGCCTCCGATTCGGGCGCCTATACGCCGCGGATTTCCCAGTGTGCGCCATCCGGCGGGCCGTTCCAATCACCGCCCCAATGCAGTGTAACACCGTGGGGCACCGTACCGTCTGCCTGCATCTCTGCCCAGGTTGCGTATATCACCGGAGCACATGCGCGGATAGGGCCCCAATCTGCGGGGCTGGCTTTGCGATCGATATACGGCACAACATCAATCGCTTGGCTGGGTTTGGTGTTGTGCTTGCTCTTGCCCGGCTTTGCGTAGGTGACGATATCACCGGGCATCGTCCGACCCTTGGCATATAGCGCCGCCTGCTCTGCCGCCGACCGATGACCATACACCACGGTCAAATCATGCGGCATATCTGGATGCGCCAACGCCCGCCGAAACAGTGTCACCAACAGCGGGTGACAGGTATGCAGCCGGGCCGTTGACGTTGCACCGAAGCTAAATCCCATCGTCATCCTCTTTTGCAGACTGTGCAAGCTCTACCGCAATCTCAATCAAGTCAACCGCAAGCGCCGCGATTTCGGCAGCGGTAAACCCACCCGCCCAATATCGCGCCGCCTTGGCGGCAAGGCGCAGAAGCTTCGAGAGAATGGGTTTGACGTCTTGGGGCATAGGCTTGGGCATTAGGCCTCCGGTGCGCCTTGACGGCGCATGCGGCGTTCGGCGAACGCCACAAGGTCAACAGGCCGCAACGGCGCGCGCAACTTTGCGATGCCGTTCGTGATCACGAAGACTGTTTGGCCTGTGCCTGCCATCTTATCACGCCCTCAAGAAGTGCGGAAGCATCGCGCAAAAGCCCTTCGGGCGCGCCTGCGCTGACCAGATATGCCACAAGATCGGCGGCCTCTTGCACCGCCTCGATTGGTGCCGGGGCCCAACCCAACCGCAGCGGCTGCCCATATAGGGCGGCCCCGTGCGATAGCCTGACCTCGATCACCTGCCGCGCTGTCGCCGATAGGTGCCCCGGCAAATGGTCGACCACGCGGCCCGCGCCGGAAAGGCAGGGGCCACAGTCTTGCAGGGCGATATCGGTCACGGCAGAACCAAGGCCTGCACCGTTTGCGCAAACGGTCTTGTCAGTTCGCGGCTATCTTCCGCGCTCGGTTTGGTGGCGCTTGACAGGTCTGTGGTGCGCAGCATCTCAAGCTGAGCGCCTTCGATCAGAAACTCACCAGTGACACCAATCCGTTCACCGGATTCGTCTGAAATGGTTACCTGTCGCGCATTCTGGATAATCATAGACGCCTCTCAGGGTACGCGGGTTGATGCGCGCGAATACACAGTGATGCGCTCGATCGCGGTGGAACACGCTGCGCCGGATGCGGCGCCATTCCAACTATACAGTTGGACATATACCGTTGATCCACTAAACAGCGGAGCTTCAAGGCCCGCGTTTGGTCCTGAACTATCGCCGCCGATGTCGCTGGTATATGTTGCGGTTCCACTGTCCACGTTGCGGCTGGTCGCCGTTGCGAACAATGTCCGTGCCTTGCCGACCACCCGCACATCAGTCTGAATGCGCGTGGTGCCGTCCCGCCAACCGGTGTCCACCGATGCCGCCACGTCGGCGACCGTTGCGGTTTTGCGGCATTGCCATTTCACCGCGTTTGTCGCGGTGTTTTGCAGGACACCGCCTGAGAACTCGGTTGAAGCCTCGCTCCCGCTTGCGACAGTGACACCCACCAGCGCCCGCTGCCCCGTGCCTGTGGCGAGATTGGCCCGCCAGCGGATCGACACTAACAGATCGTGGGTGCTGGAAATCGACGGCGAAACAGGAACCGCCGTCCGCAGGCGGTAGGCCGTCGATGCGACCGCGCCGGGGACATCAGCGATCAGACCGCGCGTTGCATCCGCACCCGCCGTGCCGGTCGTGACGGTGCCTACACTCATCGACACGTTGACGGTCACTGTCGACGAATCGGCCAAGGTTACTGTCTTATCGCCCGTCGTGGTAAACGTCTGCGCAGTCGCGCCTACAAAATTCACCAAACCAATCTGTGTCCACGCGCCGGCGATAGTGGCAGATGGTGCCACATATACAAGTGCACTCGACTGTGAGAGTTGGCCGTCTGGACCCGTCGCCCGCAACCGTGCGGTATACGCCTTGCCCGCTGTGACAGGGATAACGTATGCGCCAAGACCGGAGCCCGACGAAGGCGACACGGAAGCGCCGGTTTCGTCCACCACTGCGAGGGTATAGGTTGTGCCTACAGGTGCGGTCGAATGCGTCCAGGTCAGGCTTGCAGTCGTTGCCGACGATGCGAGGGATTGCGGGGATGGTGGAGTTGGTGCCGACAGATCGGCGGTCGCGACATATACAAGCGCGCTGGATTGGGCGATTTGACCATCTGTACCGGTCGCGCGAAGGCGTGCGGTATACGCCTTGCCTGCTGTGACAGGGATAACGTATGCACCAAGTCCGGAACCCGACGAAGGCGACACGGAACCGCCAGCATCATCAACCACAGTCAACGCATACGTAGTGCCCGCGGGCGCCCCGGTATGGGTCCAGGTCAGGCTTGCAGTCGTCGCCGACGATGCGAGGGATTGCGGGGATGGCGGGGTCGGCGGGGTCAGGTCGACAACTGAACCACCGGGCCGGGGAATGATGCGTGTGCGAAGGCGTGGCATTTCAGGCACTCACGCTAATGTGGGCGACGTCGTTTGCCGCGTCGCCGCTAACGTACAGCACGACGGCTGCGCCGCCCGGCGATGGGTTGACCATATAGGGCACGCCAAGCTCGACCCGAACGCCGTTGCTATCGATTGCCGCACCATCCGTGCCGGTCGACGAAACAAAGCCCGCAGACTGCGTTTCGTTATCGCTGGCAAAGATGCGGATCGAGATTTCGCGCGCCCATCGCGGGAAGGTGACAGCGGTCGCGTTGCCGCCTGTACCACCCAAGGCGATGCGGTCGGTAATCGGGCCCGGCGTGCCGGATTTGCTGACAGTTGCGGCCATGGAACACCTCGCATTGCAAGCGTAGCACGGTCAATCGCGCCGGTCTACCCGCCCGTATACACATCGAAAGCAGCGCGCTCCACGCCCCAAAGCCCAAATATCCACCGGCCTGCAACCCATCGCTTCGAGCGCACGAACACAACGCGATCGACCCAACCCAAGGCCGCATCTGTGACCGCTACAGCGGCGCCCGGTTCGAGATGTTCATATTGCACGGGTGCACTATAGGTCACTGTAAACGGTCGCGCAGAACGGAAACCAGCGCGCCATAGGGCGAGGGTATACAGGCTGCCCAGGTCTTGGCACCAAGGGATTTCGATCGCCTCGTCTTCGCTGGGCTGTACGCCTACAGGCGTGCGCGTGCGCACATCTACACCGCTGCGCCGGCTTGGCTGGTCTGACGGCACCTCTTCAGCGCGCCCGTCGACGATCACGATGCGGGCATATCCGCCGGTGTTCATGTTTTGGCCGCCCTTGAGCACAAGGCGTTTGGGGGCCGGGGCATCATCATAGACACATGCAGATAGCCTGCACCAACCGTCATCAAGGCTTGCCGCTGTCGCCAAAGCGGGCGGCAGGTCGGGATTCAGCGCATCGATCCGCAGCCCTGCAGACGTATAGCGCAAGGTGATCGGCAAGCGCGGCAGAACCTGCGTAGACAGATACTCCCAGGCCGAAACCGCCGGATCGTTGAGATAGGCGTCAAACCGGATCGCGCGCAGATAGTCGATTGCCGCGGCACTTCCGCCGATGTCGAACGGCAGCCCCGCCCTTGCGATTAGGTAGCGGATAGCCTCGCCGACAGACGAAGGCGCGCCGGGCTGCGATGCCCCGCCGACGCCAGACGCCGCCGACCACGCGACCGCATATGCACTCGCTGTCTTGTCGAGAACGGCGCTGGCGAGGATATCCACGTAGTAGTAAGGCAGACCCGAATCGGTAATGCCAGCCAAAACCGTTTGTGCCTCGTTTGTGCTCCCGTCGCTGATTACAACAGCATCACCCGGTGATGCGACGTCATACCCGGCGATCAACAGATGTTCGGCCTGTGCGCCTGCAGTCTCGACCACATAGGCAGGCGTAGAATACAGCCCGATCACCGTATCGCCCGGCTGGCCAATCACCAGCGGGAACGGAAAGCCTGCGGCATCATCGCGCAGATTCGGGAAGTCTTCTGCCGTGATCGTCGCCGCGGGGCTTAGCAGCGGAACCCGCGACGTCCACGGGGTAGCCTCTACCGATGCGCTAAACCACGTGTCAGCCCGCAAGGGGTCACCCCATGCAGGCTGTGCCAGCCGACCTTCGGCGACGTCAACGCGGGCCGTGTGACTGATGGTTTGTATGATATAGCCGCGGTGTGGCTCGACAAGGGCATAGGATAGGCGCGCCATGCCTTCACGCAGATCGAAACCGTGGCGGGCAAGCTCTGCAGGCGTCGGGTCGATATGGCCTTCAACCGATACCGTCTGCGAGGCTGGCGACACACTGAGAAGATCGATCTCTTCGGCGAAGTCGACATCTGACAGGCTGCCGCTGTATTCGGTGACTGTGCCATTGGCTTCGGTAACAGCGATCGGACGCGTGGATAGGCGGAAGGTATACCCCGGCAGTTTGATCGTCAGAAGCCAAACCAAATCAGCATCGGCGCGTGGCATGGTTAGACCTCTTCGGTGATGACAAGGTTACCGCTGCGGTGTACTTCATCGGTCAACTCTTCGCCTTGAATCGTGTCAATCTGATCGACCGCCGAAGCGGTGCCGACGATCAAACCAGCGCGGCGTCGAATCGTCTGCGTTGTGGTGATCGGCAGTGTGACCTTAGGAATCAAGGCGACCATGCGCCCATCGGCTTCGTTCAACAATCCGGTCAAGCTGTGCAAAGTCGCGGCGTTTGCATTGCTTGCGTCACTGCTGTCGTAGTCTACGAAGTCGGGTTCTGGGCTGGCCGCCCACATCTGCGTTTCGTCAACACCGTCTGCCCAGGTCATTTGAATGACCCGCCGCGTGGGGGCTGGCCTCGACAGATAGGTACTGCGGTCGGGCTGAACCTCGACAACCGAGCCGCGTTCAGTCGTTTGTGTACGTCCCCACGAATACGGCGCCGCCAAGACATGCAGCGGACCCAAGACCATCTGCCCGATAGTGTAGTAATCTTCTGCCGTTTGCTGGGCATCAATCAGAATACGCCAGCCGTCAGCGTTTGCGCTGAACGGGAAGATAACCGCGATTTCAGGCGACCATAGGCGCATCGTGCCGCTGGTCTGTTCGGTGCCGGTCACACCGGCCAACGTCATACGGCAGACCGGGCCGCCATAGGTGCCCGTCGAAAGCTTGCCTTCGGTGCTGTGTCTGACTTTGCGCTGCGCGATAAGCACGCCGCCTGAGATATTCCCGAACTCGGCAGTCCAGCCCTCAAGCTCTGCCGTCGCAAAATAGGGCCGATCGGCTGCATAGGTCGACGGGGTAAGGGTATCGCCGTTGCGGGTGAACCCAATAGCCGTTGACGAAAGCGCCGCGTCAATCGTCGCTTGCGTAGTCCACACGCCGCCGATGCGAGCTTGCACGGCACCCGTGCGCCAGTTGATTCCGCGCAGAACGCAAGCCATCACAGGCCCCAGCGGGGAGCTATCTGTGCCGGTCGACTGCAGCCGGAACGCAATAGTCTGTTGCACATTGTCGGCTTGCGACCGCCAACCCAAGCGGGGCGAGCGCGCAATCTGCGGCAGGATACGCCGAACCGCGAAGGTCGCATCGGGCGCCGTGCTCCACACTTGGCCGGTATAGAACGGGCCCCGCAGGCCGGTAACGCTGACTTCAGAAGCCGCGAAGGCCGCGTTCGGCACCGCGGGGAGTTGCCGCCCCTTTAGGATATCCGGCAACTGTGAGGCATCGAAGCTATCCCAATGCGCCGATGTGCCGACGTTCGAGAAGCCCGCCCGGCTGCCGAAAGACGCCGCGACAAAGTACCACGACGACGTCGGGGCAGAGGCTGCGCCTGCAAACTGCCCCCATTGCACGCGGTGATTGCCGACTGTCCCGCCGTCATCGGTCAGAGTATCGGAGCCCAAGAAGGTCCACGAACGGGTAACGTCCGGCGCCCAAGCGCGATACCAAATCGCAACCGTGCCGGTACTGCCGTCAAGCCCCACGCGAACGTGTTTGACGCCTTGCACCGCAAGCGAAGTCAGGATGTTGGAACCCGATACATCGTCATAAACGACGATAAAGGAAGTGTTTACGCGCACACTGACTTGATACCCATACACGCCATCATCTGCCCGCACGCGCAGGGCGATGCGGTCGGTCGATGTATCGGGGTTTGCCGTCGCCTCGAATGCCGCTTCAGCGATCACGGTTTCGCCGACGCTATCGCGCTGGGTTGGGTCCAGGCTCATCGGGTCTTCGAGGGTCGCGAACGTCGTTGATGCAAGCGGCGTTGTCAGGTTCAGCGCGCCCGGTGCCGACAGAACGGATGAGCCGGTGCCGGTTTCGGTGTATGTCACGCCGCTAAGTTGCGAAGGTTCCTCGAATGGCCACCAAGCGTAATCCCAAGAGGCTTGGTCTTGATACCGCGCGCCGCGGTTGATTGGCGGCAAACACTGCGTGGTCAGACCGCCAAGATAGGCGACGCCCAGGCTATTCCCATACGTAGCAGTCGGAGCAACCCAGTTATGCGCAACCACAAACCGCCCGCGCTGGGCTGCGACCGCAAACCGCCGCACCCTGCAGATGCTTGGGCTTGGCGTGCCACTATCGGTATTGATGGGGCTAAACCAACGCGCGCTGTATCCGTAGCCGGTCGGGTCGCTGGCACTATAGGTATCCTGACCACAAGGAATCCAGGTCAACCCGCGGTCTTCGCTGACGGCTACCACTCCGCGATAGGTCGGAGTGTCAGGGTCTGCGGTGTAGTACACGCCGAAGATGTACACGCAACCGACCTCATCGGCGACGATCGCGAAGCCGTTATGCAGGCTGACAGTTGCCGCGACGTTGGCGAGATACACAGACCCAAGAGCGTTACCGCTGTCGACTGCGCTAACGATAATCGCCGATGCCGCACCCTGGAATGCCGACCCAAAGCGCCGGATTCGCGTGGTATACGCCGCCCCGCTGAACCGACCGAAGATCGCGATAAACTGGCCGCCGACTGCGACCACATCGCAATAGCCTTCGCCCGCGATTGTGGTCACCAGCACAAACGAAGCGCCCAAGTCATCGGACGCCCATTGATACGTCGTGTTTGTGGTCCCGTTGCGGGTATGCACAAACAGAATGATTTGACCGTTGGCGTATGCGGCCCGCAGCCGCTGGATATCGGCAACCGGTACAGCCTGCACCGTGGTCCGGTCGACCGTTGCGGGCGCCGCGGCAGTCTGCCACGTGAGGCCGTCATCATCTGACGTAAAGGTCCACACGTAGCTATCGGTGCCGACAGGGGCCTCAATCGCTGCAAACAGAAACAGGCGCGACCCAACCACGCAAAGGCATGGGTTGAAGGGCTCAAGGCCGTTTGTGTCTACGGTGATGGGCGAGCCCCACGAAGCCGCGCCGATTGCCCGCCGATACACCACAAGCGAACCGCCGCCGGTCCCCGCACCTTTGCGTGCGCACGCCACAAGCGCGCCTTCTGGCGTGGTGACGATATGCGGATCGATAAGGTAGTCGGTCGTGGTTGCGGTGTAGTTGACCGCTTCCCAATGTGACACCGTGCCGGGGCCTTCCCAGCCCACCCAACCGGTAGAACCATCGGGGCTGTGCACAACCGTCGCCGCCGTGCCTGTGCTGCCCGGCAAGCCCGCAGACTGCACACGGGTAACCACCTTGGCCGTCTGCGCTCCACTGGCCCGCAGGCTGCCTGTATAGGCACCAGACGGGTCAGGCAGCCCTGCCCGGGGGCTCGCTTCGGTATAGTTGCTTTGGCTTGACCACGCCTCAACCACGCGGTCAAGGCGGGGGTCCATGACCACCATAGCCGGGTGTTGCGGACGGGCGGTATTTGTGGCCATTGTCAGTACCCCAAAGCGCCGACAGGGCGCCCACTGAGCATAGCACGTTGGAGCACACCGGCGCGCCCAAGCTCATCCTGTACAAATCGCCCGAAGTGTTTGTATGCCTCGACAACTACCACTTGCGGGCCGGTGCTTTCGCCGCGGTTGAGCCGATCGACCCCGGCTTGGCCGCCGATCGCACGCACAGCGCCGCGCGATAGCACAGCCTCGCCGGGCAGTGCGTTTACCGGTACTTGGTCAACCATAGCGCCGCCCTGAATCATACCGCCGCGGTCAAACGCGGGCTTTTGGCTGGCGATTACGCCGATCTGCGCTGCGGTACTTGCCGCGATACCCGCCGTCGCAAGTGCACCGGCGACAGGCCCCAGAGTTGCAAGCGCACGGGTGATAGCGACCGCACCGTTGATCGTTGCCTCTGCAACAGCCGCGGCTTTGCTGGCCTTGAACTGTCTCAATGCAAGCTCACGATCGCGCTTTGCATTGGCTTCGGCCCGCTGCGCCAACAGGTCACTAACGCCGCTGGCAAACGTACCGACCGCTTGCGCGTTGGCGATTCGCTGCGCTTGCAGCCGCTCTTCTTGATCGGCAAGCTCTTTTGCCCGCGCCATCTGTCGTTCATGCAGTTTCTGTTTCGCGGCATCAAATGCTTCGTCGTCTTTGGCTTGTTGCGCGGCAAGATCGGCGCGCAACTGGTCACGCACAGCCTCTTCGGCTTGCGCTGCCTTGGCGACGATATCGGGTTGGTCCGCATACTTTTCTGCGATATCGGTCAGAACCTTGATGCGCTCTGCTGCGGCAATACCAAGCTTGCGTTCGGCTGATGCATTGGCTTCAACGGTTGCGCCCAAAATGCCTTGCACAGTCTCATAGGCTGCGGCAAGATCGCGGTTCGCCTTGCTTTCGTCTTTGGTGGCTTTGGTCAGGCCCTGCTTTGCGGTTGTGCCTTTCTCGTCTGCATTGGTAGCCTCGTCGCGTACTTGGCGCACCAGCCGCATATTGTCGATATCTTCGAGTTGCTGGCTTAGGTTTGCCTGCGCCGTATCAATCTTCGATTGTTCGGCTTTGACTTGATCGCGCAATACCTTGACGACCTGCGAAGCTTCCGCGCGCATCGCCACGTTTGCGTCTTTATTGCGCAAGACCGCTTCCGCCGTCTGCAAATCAGTTTGCAGCTTGGCTTTTTTCATCGTGATATCAAGCATTGTTGCGCGCGTCGATTCGCGCAGCGCGTCAGCTTCGCGCTTTGCGGCAACGTCATGCTCGTTCAATACGCCAATCTCAACCAACAGACTTTCGCGCCGATCGTCTGTTGCCTTCTTGAGTTGGGTCAACGCAGCCTGTTGTTTGTTGATGGCATCGCTTGACGTATCAACTTCTTCTGTCAACTTGCGGAACGATGCGGCCAAACGGTTATTGCCTTCGGCGTTTTCGTCGGTTGCGTTTGCATACACTGAATAGATAGCAACGGCTGCCGCAACCGCTGTTGCGATAGCCGCGAGCGGAACGGCCAACGCCGCCGCCTTGGCAAACAGACCGCCAAAGCTTGATTGCAAGAGCGCCGTCGCGCTATCCGCTTCTGCGAAAAGCTCGACAACCTGCGGGCCTTGCTGCATCAACACGGTAAACGGCGACTGCCCAGCGATAAGGCTATTGGCAAAATCGCCGACGTTCTTACGCAGGCTTAGGGTCTGTTGGTTCAGTTTCCAGTTTGACCCGGCGGCTTTGGTGGCTCCATCGCTGACTGCCGAAAAGGTGCTTTGTGCCGGCGCTGTCAATGCTTGCAAGCTTTGCGAGTAGTCCGCCGATGCTTTTGCAAGCGCCTGTTGCGCGCCTTTCGCATCGCCGGTGACCCTGCCGATCTTCTCGATTTCAGCCGCTTGCCGCTGAAACTTTAGGGTCAGTTCGGCTATAGGGTCACCCGCCGCAAGATACTCTTGCAGTTTCTGCGTTGCCCTCTCAGTCTCTGCCGCGGCGCGAACGTTTGCCGCGCTGCTGGCCTTTGCCGCCGCTTCTGCCGCTGCGCTCGCCCGCTTGAACTCGCGCTCAAGGGCAATCGCCATCTGTTTCGCGCTGCCGCTTGCCTCGTCGGGAATGCTCCGCAACTTACGCTGCAGTTCAGAGATATCGGCCCGAAGGGTTAGGGTTGCTACATCAGCCATGGTTTACCCTCCGGCAAGGCGGCGCAACTCTGCCGCTGCTTCTGCAACGATAGCCCGTTCTGCCTCTTTCCGCATGCGGCGCAGGGTCTGCCAATATAGGCCGCGGTGGACAAACACCACATAGGGAATCAACGCCTTGCGACCCGTCTGTTTCTCAAGGGCTTCGATGACCCTTAGTTCGCGCAGTTCATCCGGTGTCAGTTCTTGCCCGTCTTGCAGTTGCCGGCGTAGCTCATTGGCTCGCCCGCGCAGACGGCTAATCTTGCCGTAGTTGCTGGCGTCGTTGTCTATCGAGGCAACCAAAACAGCGCCGTCGCCGCGCTGTTCAACGGTGCGGACATAGGCGAATGCATCGCGGCTGTTGCCGGTAGCCGTGGGGAATCGACTATCCCCGGGGCGCGGGTACTCTTGCGCGACGTATGCCTCTGCCTTATCAAGATAGGCGTCCAGCGCGCCACTTACGGCAGGGGCCATGCCCCGCACCATCGAATCAATCTGTGCCTGCAGTGTGGCGTCGATATCGATCGACACTTTACCGCTTCGCACTTTGATGGGTCGACTCATGCTTCACCGGCGACGCGCAGGCGGTGGCGGTGGCGGTGGCGCCTTGGCTTGCCCCCTCGTCGGGTCACAGTGTACCCGATACCACGCGGTAAGGGCTACCCTATCGGTGCGCGATAGGGTGCCCCACCATCCCGGCGCTTGGCCCCACAGGCGGCAGATTTCCAAGGTCTGGAAATCCAACCGACCTACGGGGCCACGGTAAAAGCCTCTTCGGTGGCGACCTCATCCTCGAAGAGCACGGCGCTTGCGACAAGTTCCATGCACTTTGCGCCGGCCTCGCAAATCGCGCCGAAGGCAACTTTTCGGGCCTGCAGCGCGTCGAAGACGGCTTCACCGAATGCCGATGCCGACCCTTTCCATTGGACCCCGTGACAGTCCGCACACAGACCCAACGCCGCAGCAAGTGCAACGTGGGGGCTGTCTTTGGCCTGGATTTGCAGGACAGCCGCCGCACGGGCTGGGCTGCGAGGGGCATGCAGCGCGTAAGTGGCGCCGCCAAATGTAATGTTGTCGGGCATCGGGGCTCTCCGATGTGGATGGTTAGGCGACTTAGGCCGGGGTAATCGTGCCGTAAATCGTGCCGTTGATGGTCAGGGTGTTCGGCTCGCCTTCGGCAAAGTCGGCGCGGCAGTCCACATCTTCGAGGGTGAAGGTATGGTCGGCGGCGTCGCCCAAGTCGGTGCCTTCGATCGTCAGCACGATATCGATCGTGTAGACATCACCAAGGGCAGTGGTAGTCGACACGTTCGAGGCGTATGCACCCTTCTTGCGAATGAAGTCGAGCGGGGTGACGTTGGTGCCATCGCTGACATCCGGGACCATCAGAGACATCGAAAACGTCGGATACTCCCGCGCGCCACGGCGCAAGCCGACCAGGACGCCGCGAGTTTCATAGGCATTCGTCGCGCGACCAAGCGCATCTTGCGCAAGGCCACTAATCGAACAGTCGCCCATGGTGAACGGCACCGACAGGGTGACCGGCGTGCCGGTGCCGTCCTTGAAGGTGACGGACCCATCGGTGAAGTGCTTGGGGATAACAGAAGCCGGCATGGCGTACCTCTCAGGTCAGCGGGATTTGGTGGGAAGCAAACAGGGTCAACACTACCACAAGGGTACGGTTATCGGTCTGCACTTGCCGGCTAACCGTCTGCAACGTGAAGCGGGGCAAAGACACCCGCCCCACACTGAACAGCGCCGCCGTGAACGCGGCTTCGGCGGCAAGCGCCGCGGTGTAGTCCGCCGCGGTGCCATCCTGCCGAAGCGCAAAGCTGAACCCGGCTTCGATCGTGGACGTAACGTGTACACCCTCGCTCGAAACCTGCCGCTGGGTTGGCTGTGTGATCGTCAATGACGGCGACCATACAGACCAACACCGCGCAATCTTAGCCTCAGTATCTTGCCCCAACTGTGGCGGCAGGAACCGCGAACGGGTCCAGCGCGCCGCATCCGGCGAAGTCGGCAGGGTCGCGACCAAGTGATCGCCGATCCTGTCGATTAGGTCTGAAACTGTCAGGGCCATTAGAAGGCCCTCCGCTTGGGCTCACCCAAGAAATACACAGGGCGGGCCGCGACCTTGTTGCCCGTGGGGGACGGGCTATCAGGGTCGATGACTTCTGTGTACCGGATTGCGTTGTATGCGGCTTCATAGTCGCGACGATACACATCTGCCGACTTTCCATAACTTTCGTTCAGGCCCGTAGTGAATGCCATAAACACACGGTGCAACGTCAAAGCCAAAGCGGCTTCACGCACTACCGCTGCGCTTGGCATCTTCCACGGGTATTGACCATCGGCAAGAAGTCGGTTTAGCAGGGTCTTCCAGGCATCGTCGATAAATGCCTGGAAGTTGCTTAGGCTGTGAATCGGCGCAGAACCAGAGGGGTTCAGGCTTGGCTCCCGCGCGTATAGGTCCAGGTCAGTCACAGGGCATCGGATGGGGTTGCGAACCAACGCCGCATCGGTCTGGAAGACCTCAACAACGCCGGCAAGGGTCAACGTCCATTCGATGCGCCAATCTGCCCCATACGCAAGCGCAGAGGTGGATGCGGCTGGCACGGTATAGGTAGCGATTGAGCCCACTACCGAACCCGACGCAGCCGCAACCACAAGGGCATTTGCGGCAGACCACACCGAAACGACAACCGCCGAGGGAGTGACCAACGCGCCGTCTTTGTAGACGGGCAGAGAAATCACAGTGTCGCGACCCTTCTCCAAAAGGGTCGGGCCGGACATTCTCGCTTGGTATGCGGTCGCGCTCATTGTGTGGCCTCCCTACCGTCAGATCACTTGAAGGCGACCACGCGATACTTCTCGTTGTTGGTCACAGTGACCACAACGTTGGTAGTGGTGTGGGTGCCGTAGGTGATCGCAAATGGGCCGCCAGAGTGATCCGAAGGAATCGCAAAGGCAAGCGCAGGGACGGTGCCGAAACCGTGCGCCACGTTCTGCGCGCTACCGCTACCGGTCTGTTCGGTCGACAAGAAGACCGAAGTGGACGGCAGAACCGAAGCGCCAACAGAAACCCATGCACCGCCAATGCGCAGATACAGGGTGTTCGCCGACGCGCCGTTGGTGCGCAGATAGACCGAGCCGTTAGGCTCACTGGCCGAAGGTGCACCGCTGCCGCTGGTAACCGTGGGGCTGGTCGCGACCGCCGATTCGGCGCCGCTGGTCCACACAGTCAGTTTGCGGAACGCGGCGCCTACGGCATCGCGGAAACGAAGGGGCCCTTTTGGCATAGTGTCTCCCGCCCGGCTTTACCCGGGCGCGGCTTATCGCCGCGGGTTGCTTCCGGTATCCGACCGGCGCGGGGGCGGTTTCCCGCCCTGTTCTCTTATATCAATCCGAATGGCAGAGTCGCGCGCGATTTCGGCTGCGCGATCGGGGCGCATACCTTCGTTGACCAATCGGCGCTGTGTCTCTTCCATAGCCCGCCGGCCTGCGACAGATTCACCCATTGGCGACCTCCGCGACGTTTGCACGCGCCTTGCGTGCACGCTTTAGATTGGCGTCTGCTTCTGCTGCGCGTTCGGCTTTGACCTCTGGCGCGCTTGCCTGGGTCGCCCGACGAAGGGCACGTTCCCCAAGACGGTCCTCATATCGCTGAATCCAATCGTCAGAGGGAAACGGAACGATACCCGAATCCATCAGCCAAAGCCGCCATTTGCGATAAAGCTGTTCATTTTCGCGGGTAAGCTGTGCAACGTGCTTGTTGCCCGGGGCCTTGACGACCTGTACCCACGCCTCAAGGTGGACAAGACCCTGCGTGCCTTCATACCGACGCAGATACCCGGGCCGCCCATCGGGGGTAAGGTCCGCCGGGCATTGGTTCGGCTGAATCAACACCTGCCCGCGGGTATGCAAGTTTGCCGAAAAGTGCGCGATGCCGCCGGCTTTGTCCACACCGTTAGAGCCGGGCGAAACGTCATGCCGCTGCACAGTGGGTAGGTACACCGGTTCGCCGTCGACATCGGAAAGCTCATAGCTTTCAGGGCTACACGACAACAGGAACGCAGGCGACGGGTCAATGCGCAGGCGTTCGCTTGTGGTCAGACTTCCGACAGACTCACCCAAGATAGGGGCTTCTGCGGCGCGGCGTGCGGTAGTAGGCAGCGGCATCGGGGCTCTCCGATGTGGGGGGAAACACAAGAGGGACGGGTATAGCCTGACCCGCGGCAGGCCCGGCGGGCAGGGTTAGCCGCCCGCCGGGTGACTCACTGATCAGGCGTCAGTGACGATCTTGCAGGCGCGAGCGTCCTCCACCATCGCGACACCCAGGAAGGCGGACGCGATAACGGTGTTCAGACCGCTGGTTCCAGCGCGCTCGAACTCGACAACCACAGGCGAAACAACCTGCGGGTTGACACTGCCGCGCAGAGCGGAAAGCGGGTGAGTGGCCTCCGCGTACCCGAAGGCGCCGCGGCTCCACATGCAGCCGGCACGGTCTGCGCCGGCGTTCGCGGTAGCCACACGGTTGTTCACCCAGAAGTCCACGCCGAGATAGGAACCGGCGTAGCCCTTGCCCTTGGCGGCGATCATTTCGGCGGTCGGAGCCGCGAAAGACAGAGCGCCGCCCTCACCGCGCAGGCTGTTCTGCAGGTCGGCCATCTGCTGACCGTGCAGCATGCAATAGAGGCCATCGGTGTTATTGGCCTTCATCAGCGTTTGCATGGCGTCGATGACGTCATCGAGGGTCAGATCGGCGCCCGAAGTGCCAGCCGAAGCGGTCACACCGCTGAACAGGCCAACAGTCAGATCGTTGTGACGGTTCAGGTAGGCGCTAACGGTCGACTGCGCAAGGCGTTCGATGTTCATCGCGCCGCCCAGGCTGGAAACCAGAAGCTCGTCAGAGACTTGCAACTGAATCGCCTGCCGGGCAATGGTCAAGGTGATCTGATCGCTGTCCAGCGCGGTGTTGCTGACACCGGTTGCCTCACCGGGGGCCGTCATCGCGAGGCTATCCCAGCCGGCGAGGGGAATCGCCAGGGTGAGGCTACCGCGCGAAGCCATCGGCGAAAAGTCAACCAGGGCGGGGCTACCGCGCAGGTTGATCAGGCTGTTGAGCTTGGTCAGAATCTCCATCTCAAGGACGGATGCAACCAAAAAGTCCGACGATGCGGCAAGAATCTCGTTAGCCATTAGGCACCTCAAAAGCGTAGGAAGGTAGTGTGGTCACTGCCGGCCATTCGCATTTGTTACACGGTGCGACCGTGATAGCCGTCAATCAAACGGTAGCACGGTCGCGCAATGCATGCAAGTTACGCGCCGCCGAGCTTAGATACCAACCCAGCCGACGCGGCCTTGATCAAATCGGCGCGATTGGCGGCCCAGGTCGCCGGGTCCATCTGCGCGATACTCTCCCGCGTCCAGCCCGCCGCCGTAGGCGACGGGGCCGGCGCAGGGTTCGCGCCTGTCGCCGCGGGCGGCAGCGGGGCGGCACTACGCGGCGGGGCAGCCTGTGCCGCCTTGGGCGGCGCTACAGGCGCAGCCGCTGGCGTCGCCGTAGCCACGGCAGGCTGATCCGCGAAGTAGGCCCCAAGCCCCTTGGGGCGCGCCGTGGCGTCTGTCTTGAGCTTGGCCATCCAATCGCCGAACGCAGGCTTGGCATCGTCACCCTCGCCGGTCGGCACTTTGTCATAGTAGTATCGCGCCAACTCCAACCCTTCGGGGTCAGTGATCCCGGCATCGACGCCAACTTTGTATGTCTCAAACTCAGCGGTTGCCTTGGCAAGTGCAGCCCGCACAGTTTCGGCTTCGGCTGCCTTTGCCTCTGCCGCTGCGAGATTGCCGCGCAATGCGCCAAGATCGGCTTCAAGCTCTCTGCGCTTGGCGATCTCTTCGTTAAGACGGGACCGGGGGACCATATCGGTATCAGACATCGGGGCTCTCCGATGGGTTGGGTTGAGGCTTGTAGCCGTGCATTTTGGGGATCATACGTTTTGCCCAGGCGCGCCCGGCATCGCCGCCCCACAAAAGCCACGCTTGGTAACCTTTGCTGTCGACGCCCCAGCCTTCGCCTTGCTTGTCGACCTCATGCCGCGCAAAATATGAAATCATGCGCTGTAGTGTCGACAGACTGACAGGCTGCCGATTGGCAAGTTGTACCGCCCGCCGAAGACCGACAGGTGTACCCGCCCGGTTTAATGGGGGTTGCTGCGCACGCAACTCCAACCCGCGACGCGCTGCCGCCGCGACCTCGACAGGGGGCCGGGCCAACTTAGGCATCCTCGCCCCCAACAGAGACATCATCCAAGACGTCTTCTTCGTCTTCATCTTCGTTTTCGTCGTCAAGCAAGGCAAGCAAAGTGACCGCAATATCTGCCGCACTTTCGCCGTCTTGGATAGCGTCGATAACGTCTTGAATCGCCTCGCGCATCATATCGCGCTTTGGCTTCTCAGTCTGGGCAGGCTGTGACGGCATCGGCTGCGCAGGCTCTACAGGTGCGGCCTCGACGGGGTCCCGCTCTTGCGTAATCTCCCGCACGCGCCTTTCCGCAACGTCAAGCGGCACATCATGCAGCGCCGCAAACGCTTCGGCAGCCGTCAGCATACCGCGATCGAGCAGCGCGAAAATATGCTCTCGGTGCGCCTTCAACTCTTCGGGGCTGCGAGGGATGCGCGGATAGGTCAGGCTATACCCACCCTCAGGGAACCGATACCGGGTCGGGATTGGCTGCCCCGCCGCTTCTGCGGCAAGTTCCAACCCGTCACTGTATCGATTAAGTAGGATTGCGCACAGCCGCACCAACCGTTGATCGGACGCCTCGAAAATCGCTTGGTATCGCCGCTGTAGTTCCCGCTTGCCCTCGTTGGTTAGCGCGATGGCGGCACCGCTTCGAGCGTTACCAGAAAGCCGCTGAACGTCCGAAGGACTAATGCCCGCCGATTCCATCAGCGCCGAAATCATGTTGCCAAGTACGCTTTCCTGCGTGGCGATATCGCCGCCCGGCTGGAACTGCCCAGCGGTTACCTGACCATCAAACCCCGGCAACTTCTCGACCACCAAGATCGACGTCGGGTCCGCTGGCACATATGCCCGGCGCTCGCCCTCCGCGTCGGCCATCGTGACAGCAGCACCGGCTGGCGCACCGCCGATAAGGTATTTCTGCGGCCAACTTGCATCCGCGAAAGTATGCAACAGGAAGCTATTCAAGACGCCCGCGGTCAGAGTGCCATCGACGATTTCAATCCATTCATACGGATCCCAAAGCCGATCGCCGTTCGGGGCTGCGTGGTACAGCACATAAGGCAGGACCGGCGCGCCCTGCGCGTCGGGATTGTCCGCAAGCGCCGCACGGGTCGGAGTCGCCCGCCACGGGTACGCCTCACCGGCAAGCGCGCCGCCGTAAATCTGTGCCGTGATGTCGAGCCCCAACTGCCAACCGGCACCGGTTGCACCGCCGCCTAACAGGTGCACCGCATGAAAAGGAAACGGGCCGCTAATGTCATAGACATCGACAGTCCAGACATCATCCGTGTTTACAACGTTTGGCGTGACCGCGATACCACGCGACCGCAGATAGCCCGCCGACCTCGCCCGCAACTCTTCGATGCGGGCGGGTTCATCGGGCCGGTCTTCTGTCGCGCGGGCATACACCATATCGGGATATACCGCGCGAAACCGAAGCGCGCCGTTGCTTGGGTCAAGCGCGGCATGCACCATCATTTCCCGCAGGCCCAGCGTATACTGTTGCACCCGCTGCATCATCGGCCACAAACCCGACGCCGCAATCTTGCCTGTCAGATTGCGCAGGTCATCAGCGGTTGCGGTCGGATGCTGAATCGTTGGCGCAGCATCATATAGCACAGACAGAGCGCGACAGACAGACTTGAAAGGGTTGAGGCTCAGGCTTGGGTCAGCCTGCATTGCTGCCCGCGTGGCACCCAGGACTTGGGTAGTCCGTTCCGCCAGTAGGCTTGACCACGTGCCCTCAAGCATTGCCCGGCGCGAACGGGTAGACCGCACGCGGTTGATTTCGCCCGCACCCGAGGGCAGGGGGATAGACCGTTGCGCGGCGTTGGCGTTGGCTGCTGCGGTAGTGATAGCGTCCAAGGCTGACCTCGCAAAAATCATAGCACAGGCGGCAGGGCTGCGCTATCCCCTATCGCGGCGCGGCGTCAAGGCGGGGCACGTATGCCACGCGGCGCCCTTCGAAGACCGAATCATTGATGGCATAACGTAGCGCGTCAAGAATGTCTTTGGCTGGATGCTTGGGGTGCCCGTCAAACTCTTGCAGCGCCTTGATTAAGGCGCGGCAGGATTCGTGTACGGCAAACTGACCACGGCGCAGCATGCGTTGGTTCAGGTATTTATACCCAAGATTTACCGACCCTTGCGCCCGACCTTCGCCGGTCTTGACCTGCTGGAACTCGTTGCGCTTGGTCACAAGCCGCCCAGCGCCGCGCTTCTTGCGCTCCAACGCTTTGCGGATTGCCGCGATTAGATCGGTGTTGCCCTTGCTTCTGAAAGTACTGTCAGTCGTGGTCTTGTCACCCCATGCGCTGTCTACGTTGCCCCAATCGAGGCCCCAGCGCGAAAGCATCGACAAGATACCTTCGGCGTCCGCCTCAACCGTAAGGTCAGTACCGCCGACGTATTCGCCCAGCACAATAACGACGTCACCTTCGCCCTCTTCGGCCCGTGCCCTACGGGTAAGGGCCAAGACGGCGCATTCCTTGCCCACAAGCTCGCCGTGGTCCACGCCAACACAAACCCGCCAATCCTCGCCCGGCTGCGCTGAAAATGCGCCGATCACGTGCTCCGCAGGCGTGAACTGTGCGAAGACCTGCCCGGTCGTGCGCGGGTTCCATTCGCCGTGAATAACGACCGGGTTTTCATACGGATCGCCCTCGTCTTCAAGCCGCTTGACAAACTCCGCATCAAGCGGGGTGCCGTCATCCAACCGCAGCGGCTCAAACGCGCCGACAGGGATAAAACTCTCAGGGCGCAGCGGTTCCCATATGTCTTTGATGACGGGCGGGCTCTTTTCGGTCAACGCCTGCAACCAATCCATAGGGCCCGCGTTGATTGGGGTGAGGCTCATCAGCATCACACCCGCACGCCGCATCAATCGCTTGTTGGCCTCGTGGAAAACCCGCATTGGTGGCGGCTCGTCGAACAGGACAAGGTCAAGCGTTGCGCCGGCGAAAGCGATAGGGTCCTGCCCCGTGGTCATAAACTTGACCCGGCTACCGTTCTTGAAGACCGCTTCCCGAGCCTCGTTGCGGAAACCCGCGCCCGGGTCGAAGCGGTCGAGATTATCCAAAACACCCTCAGGTAGCAGGTCCACGAACTTCTGTTGGATCGGGATCGACTGATCAACGCGGGCACACACCACCCAACAGCGAATCGGAGGGGGGCGCACGGATAGGTAGGGATGCCGCCCAAGGCATCGGCAGATAACTTCATAGAGTGCGACGGTGGTTTTGCCCGAATGCTGGTTACCGGCGCGAATGAGTTTGCGCCGCGAAGTGTCGCGCAGGAACCGGTCTTGCCGGGGGAGCCATCGGATGTATTCACCGGGCCGCCGACGCACCTTTGCCTGCAGTCGCTCTACAGCCCGCACAGATGCGTCTACCGCCTCGACGGTCGCCGCCACGTGTGCACGGTCGCCCGATGGCGTGGGCGCGCTTGTGGTGCCCTGTGGGGCCTCAGGGCTGCCCGTCACTGCGCACCGTCCAAGGGGCGGATCGGGGTGCCGTCCGCGTAGGTTGCCGGCAAGTGCAGGCGGGCCGCAAGCTGGCGCAAAGCCTCGACTGCAAGATGCCGCGGCAGAGCCGCCAGAGGATCGACCGCCGCGGCAACCAACACACTGTCAGGCGTGGCGTCGTCGTGTTCGCGCTCCGCCGCACCCGCGGCGCTTGTCTCTTCGGCTTCGGCCCGCTCAAGGTCGGCCAACAATCTTTGATACGCGACGAACGAACCTTTCGCCAGAGCCAACCCTGCCGCGTGGCGAATCTGCGCGCTCTTCGGGCGGCCCGCCCAATCGGCGGCTTCGGCGAAGATGCGCGCTTCGGCGCTCAAGGCTTCGGCAGCCTTCAAGGCCGCGACAGCCGGCGCGAAGTCGCCGGAAGCCCGGGCCTCGTCGGCGACCTCTTGCAACTGCGCGTGGCGGGGGATGGTCAAGGATGTACCCGGTTTTTTTCGAGGGGTGTAGAAGTCGACAGGGAAAGGG